GTCAATGTTCCCGTGAACGGTTGTGCGCTCTATAAGAATTGTATCTGATATAAAAAGTATATTTAAACTCATTGTACTTTTTTTAATAGTATTTCAGCCTGGAAAAAGTGCCTGCATTGTATGCTTGTTTCATCCGTTCCTTTTATTCTCCAAAAACCGCCCGCCCTTTCAAAAACACTATACCCTAATTGTGCGCTAATCTGCTCAATATCTTGCCGCGAATATACCCGCCCGCTATCGCTCAAACTCATCATCTTTACGCAAAATGGGCGGCTGGTAGGTATAATTGCAGGTCCTTTCGCTATTGGCCTTTTTTGGTAGGAATAACGCAAAATAACATCTGTTACTTTTGGTGGTGGCAATCGCTTTAATATTTCATCCGCACCGGGTAAAATTTCCCTTACAATTGCTTTGTCGTCATTAGTTAATTGTTTTATTGCGCCACCTTTTACCATTTCAGCAATGTTACGCGCCACCCATTCGCGGCTTTTGCCCAATACTTCTGCAATCACCTGCGGGCTTATTAGCGGGTCTTTCTTTATCAGGGTAAGTATATCCGCCTTTGTTGCTTTTTTAGTTTCAGCAAAGGCATGCCTTGCCCCTTCAATGTCGAACCTATCAATTAACTCATACCCCTTACGAAGATGTCCGGCATGTTCAAACATTTCAGCGGTCTGATATTCACCTATGTTACACATCTTCACCCCCGCTTAAGAATGTTTCTGCTTCAATATCCGTTAACCCGTACCCACTTTTCAGCATCATTAATGCCTGTGCTTGCGTTAACTCACCTTTGCCATATTTCCGGCTAATACGTGCAATGTTCTGCATCTGCTTGCCGGTTAGGTTTGTCATCCTATCGTTAGTTAATGCCTGTTCGCCTGCTGGAGTTCCGTCAGGATTTACATTTTTAGCAGTCAACCCCGCAATAGACCTAATTTCATCCGGACCCATGCTTTCAAGAACCTTGTTTGCAACCAATGGAGAAAGGCTATTTATTGAATCTACCAGCGGGTTAGTTCTTGGTTTGTTAATTACATCGGTATCTACACCAGCTTTTTCAAGTAACCAAAATTGAACGGCTGGATTACTCATTGCTAATTGAATCAAACCCGCTTCGCTTAATTGGAAACCAATCGGATCAATGCTTTTTAATTCATACTCATGTTTCACGCCCATGAATGAAGCAACGTAATTTATACTTTCTTCAAACCTACTTTGCTTTAATTCAACATAAGTATTTTTGAATATCTCAAACCCTTCTTTTAATTGTGTGCTTTCGCCTAATTTACCAGAAGTCATTACCCCGAAAAGCGAAGGAGTGGTAATACCGTGCCCGCTAAATACTTCCTGCTGTACTGTTTCATTCAGGATAGTAAATTGCTTATCCAATTCCGTTGCCGAAAGGTCTGTAATTTGAACCGCTTTTGTCGGGTCGGTATTGAACATTAAAAGAACCTTACCCGCATTTTCGCTGCCTGAAAATTTATTATTCCAATGGCTTTCAAGTGCCTTTTTTCCTTCTTCGTTTGGCTCACCATTAAAGAACTGGATTAGCTTGCTCGGAAACATCCCGTTACTAATTGCGCTCAGGTGGTATTGGGAAATCCTTATGTCCGTTTCAATATAGTTAATGGAACCCAAATAACCCGGCAAAGGGTAGTAATATGTATCAGGCCTATATTCGTTATACTCGAATATTTGAGCGGTTTTATTTTTTGCATTCGGGTCGAATGGTGGATAAATCACCGGCTTAACCCTGCTATATTTATTGCCCCAATCTTCTGAAAATGCAAAGTTACCTTCCTTTGTTTTACGTAGGTTTTGAAAAGGAATATGGTATATTTCAGTAACCGCCCCGCCTTTGTCATAAACAATTTTTAACCGATACCCGCCAAATATTTCTACATCTACAATATCCTTAAAGCTAATTTCATTCAACCCTTCACCAAATTGATTACAGGTTTTAATCAAATATTGACCTTTAGGATCGTTCTCAATCTTCAACCCCTTACCATAAATGTAATTGGCCTTACCATTTATGATAGCATTGTGCTTGCTGGATTTATTGTATAGGTATAACAGGTATTGCGGGTAGGCGTTATCTTCCCCAAAATAAACAACATCTTTACCCGGCAACTCCTTAAATACAGGGACCTTGCTATCTGCAAACTTTATTACTATCGTGTTATTATCGTTCATAAGCTATGTAAGATGTCGAAGGATTGTAAAGTGTTGGCGCAAATGCTGTTGCTTCCAATAGGTACATTTTACCGTTTTCAAGTTCAACCGTTACCACTTCGGCAAGATTGGTTTCATAAACTGTGTATAACCATTCGCCCGGTGGTCTATCCAAAAATACTACTGCAGTATTAATTTCAAACTCGTTATACCTTTCAGGATATGTACTTTCATCATCTGCACTTGTCTTAAAGAATGTTACCGTCTGCTTTGTAACCCCGTGAATAAAAACAAACTTGTATTTATAATCAGTTGTCAGGGTCTGCAACTCCTGAAGCGTTAATACTATTTGTTGGGATGTTTCGCCCTGTTGAAGATGCAGCATATACCCTTATGAGTAGAAAATGCGGGTTTTAGGTAAAAAAAATAAATTAGTCAAATGTTTGGTAATCTAAACTATTTAGCTATCTTTGTATGACAAAAGCAAATAATCATGAAAACACTCACAAAAGCAGAGCAAAAGAAAATCATTAAAGCGGTTAATTTAATCAATGAAGCATTGTTGCTTTTAAATAATGTTGACCAATCAAATAGCGAGTTCCGTTATGATGGCAATCGCAACGCTTTATTTAGTAGGCTTGATGGCGCAAAAGATATAGTGTATGATATTGCAAATGGGATTAAACCTATTTAAAATGGCTTTTTTAACCATAGAACAGAGCATTGATGAAACAATGAGACGCATTAAAAGCAATAACGATTTTTTTGATAAGGTTGAAAAGAAAAAAATGCTATTAACCAATAAAAATAAATGTATGAAAAAGCACTTACAATACATGCGGGAAAATATATCAAATGATGCAAGAATAGTTATGCCCTACATGGTGGGCGATGCTATAATTTACCCATCCTTCAAAAAGATAAAACGAAGTACAGCAGCTTCGTTGATTGAAACCCTTTGCCTTATTTATGTACCTGCGTATAGAGATCATAGGGTGCATGATATAGGTTCTACTTTATTTGTGTTTAAGGAAAACACCCATAAATACGGGGTAAGGCTATGATAAATCAATAACCGCCAAAAAATAACCGCCCCCAATAATGAGAGCGGTTAAGCAAAATAAACGTATGAAAACAGACCTACAGAAACTGCAACAAACGCGTAACAAAAATAAAAAAACAAAATCACGCAAAAAAAAAGAGCATAGAAATTGCCCCTATTGTTCGAGTCCAAATTGTAACCTTGGTATGAAAGATTTTTTTAAATCTTATGGCAAAAAGTAACCGTCCTAATATTTAGGACGGTTACCAAAATAAATAAAAGCAAACCTATTAACCCGGAGTTGTGAGTGCTGCGTAAACGGTTGAATTAACTTCAAAATAAGGCTCAGGTTCGCCGCCTGATAAAGTTACCTTGCTTCCGTTAAAGTCGCCAAACGCCTTACCTGAACCGCCTGCGCCTGCATTGGTTGAAAGTCCCATAGTTGCACCCCACATTGTAGCCGTACCGTTTCGGTCTTTCACAACCGCAATGCAACGATTTGCGCCCAATAGTTTAACCTGATTTCGTACAGCCGCCTGCATCTTGTTAAATTGCAGTTCCAAAGTATGAGCGTAGAAAATAGATCCATTTTCATCGCTGCCTGTTACTTCTTCGGTAACCTGGCTTGTTTGCTGCAATTGTTGGAATAGGTAAAACTGCTTACCGCTCGCCTTTGTGATTCCGGTTACAACGCCTGATGCGGTTGCAAAGCTGGTAACATCGGCTAAGGCAATCAAATAGACTTCCTTAACCCCGCCCATGCTATCCCGGCAATCGAGAGTATAACCTGATGTAATCGCACATGCCATATTGACAAAGTATTATGAAGGCCGGGTTATTACGCCCGGCCTATCAGTTAGATAATGAAGTTTACTATTTCCCCAGGGAATGCGAAGTTTACGCCCATTTTAAAAGCTACATGCAGTTTATTCACCATATCATCCTGTGAATACCACATTTTAAAACTTTCTTCTTCGAACTCCAGATCCACACCCATAAACAGGTTAGACATGCGAAGGGCTACTGCCCTGTTTGTGCCATCCAAACCATGCACCGGTGTAAGTGCATAATTTGTTCCCGGTATAATTACACCATCGCCATAAGCCTTTTCGCTTGTTTTGGTTGGTGCAAAGTTGAACAAGTTTTGATCCCTGTATGCTTGCAGGTACGTATTATAAAAATCGTACCCTACAAAAATCCTTACATCGCTTTTGCCCTGAATCCTTGCAGGTAATGCTACCCACATTGCATCCACAATGTTTTTAATGTTGGTGGTTGTGATTGCACCGGTAATCGCTGGAATACCTAAGTACCCGCTTGCATTAGCCTGTACTACTGTACCGCTTGCCGCGTTCAATAGTTTAAGGATGCCATCAAATTTATTCAGGCTACCATTAGTACCCGCGCTGCCCGCTGTATCGGCTCTCCATATTGCTACTTCCAATTGTTCAGCAATTGTTTGCGCAATTTCTTCTGTGATCTCTTGCTCGAAAGCGAAAGATTCATCCGAACTTCCGGCCTTTAATGCTTCCTGCAAA